CGAAGCACAAAGATTCAGAACCGATACATCATGGACATGCCATCAAACCTTGGTGTGGCAACATCGTGGAATCTTGGAATCAAGATGACACCGTTCGCAACAGGTTGGATTCTGCTCAACTCTGATGCACACTTCGGTCACGAACATCTAGAGAAGTTCTACAAAGAATCAGACATAGACGAGATACATCTAGCGGGTGAACCTGGTTGGTGTTGTGCTTGGATCGGATCCGAAGTTGTCAAAGATGTTGGACTGTTCTGCGAAGCATTCCATCCTGCATACTTTGAAGACAACGACTATGAGCGTCGCGCAACACGGCTCCACAAGAAGATTGTCAAATCTGACGCGCTGGTCTATCACGACAACTCGTCCACGTTGCTGTCGGATCCATCGCTGTTTGACAAGAATCGTGAGAGCTTCCGAGCGAACATGGAGTTGTTCAAACTTCGCAACGCACGACTTGATGCAGGTCAGTGGGATCTGCAACGCCGAATCAATCTCAGTTGGGACTGATGGCTAAGTATCATCACTATCTGTTCCCGCATACCGACTTTGATGCGATGTACAACGCCGAAGAATCAGAGGAGTTTGATTCGTGGTATCAGTCAGATCTACGGCCAATCAGTTACCGGCTGCTCTCAACAGTCATGTCGGCGTTCTCGTTTGGTTCGATACTGGATATCGGTTGCGGTAAAGGTACACAAACACATCTGATGGCGTTGCGCGGTAGAAGGGTTGTCGCTTACGACATCTCGTCGGCTGCGATCCGCAAAGCAAAAGCGTCCTACCCTGGCATCGAGTTCCGTGTCGGTGATGGTCTGACCGCAGCGAAGTCAGGTGGGTACGATTGCGCGGTCATGTCGCAGACGTTGTATGTACAATCTGATTGGCGTGAAGTCATCGCCGAAGCAGCGGCACGATGCAACTGGCTTGTCGTCCACGAATATGTCCCAGCCGGAACGCAATGGCATATTCCTGACATCTGGTCTTTGATGCTCGAAGTTGAGAAGCATTGCGCGATTGACACAAAGATTGTGATGAACGACGACCGCATCCTGCTCGTAGGTAAGTCACGACGATGAGAGTGTTTGACTGCATCCTGTTTAACCAAGAACACGACATGCTCGAATGCCGACTGTCAGAGATCGGTGATGTCGTAGACAAGGTCATCATTGTGGAGTCGGCAACAACTTTCATGGGTCAACCCAAAGCACACGGAATTGACCTTGACAGGTTCTACAAATGGCGCGACAAAATCCACTACGAGATCTACGAACCAGATGCGTCGCTTCGCAGTTGGTCTGCTGAAACAGAGCAACGCAACCATCTCTTCACCGTGTTGCGACAGTTCGCACCAGAAGCCGAAGACATTGTGACGGTCGCGGACTGTGATGAGATCTGGTCGCCGAACGATATAGAGACTTTGAAAACTGGTTGGCATGGTTACATGATGAAGCGTCTTGTGATGTCGACGTATTGGCGTCTCTCTGATGAACACACAATGGTTGCTGGTCCGTGGGGTCAACGGTCAGGTGACGCGCAGTCAATGCGGTCGGCTCGATACAAGTTGCCTGAGTTGCGATCAGGTTGGCATGTGTCGTGGATGGGTGGACCTGAATGGGCTGCGAACAAGATGCGTTCGTTCTCTCATCAAGAACTCATGGTCGAGAACCCTGATGTGTTCATGGCTGAGAACTATCGTGTCGGTCGTTCTATTCGTGGCGAAGAACTTATTGAAGTGTCAATGGATGATTCATGGATTCCGTGGATCAGCGAAGGGAAGGCTCCGTTGTCGTGGTACCGTCGCCGGTAGCGGTCATCTCACCGTTTGATCAGAAGTATTGGGATCGGTTCGGTGAAGGGTTCATTGCTTCGATTGAGGGCTTGACGGTCAAACCGCAAGAGGTGATTCTTGTGACGACTGCAAGAGTTGATGTGCCGTCTTGGTGGAAGGTTGTGCCGTATTGGGATGACCGTATCTGGCCGTGTGTGAATGTGGGTGTGCGTGAAGCAACAGCGGAATGGTGTACACATCTGCCAGTCGATGACACTATGGATCCGAACTTCTTTGACGGTCTAGTTCTGCAAGGTGACGCCGTGAATGTGCGCGGTCGCTGGAACGGCGGGTTGTGTTATGGCACACCTGAGCAATATCAGAATCTGCTCAACATACAAAACAACGGTATGCCAGGGCTTGCGGTTATTCGTCGCAAGACTTGGTTGAAGATTCCGTACCGTTCCCACAAGTATGTTGATTGGGTTCATTGGTGTGAGATGCGGTCACACAATGTTGAAGCGTCGTTTGATTCGCGTTGTGTGTGGACTTGGGTTCGACACGACGATGCGTTGACAGCTCAACCTGACCGTCAAGCCGAGCAGGATGTTGTCGAGTTCTGTGGATTGTTGAAGTCTGGCCGTGTAATAGTTGGTGAGGATTGGCCGCCGAAGTTGGCTGAATGATTCTGCTCGACTTGAAAGACCGTCACAAAGGTGAAGAGATCTGGGTGTGTGGATCTGGTCCGACCATGGGATGGGTGACACCACAGTTCTTCGAAGGCAAGATTGTGGTTGCGATCAACGAGGTCGGATTCGTATTCGGACTTGAAGACTTCTACACGGCGACAAACTATTCAACGCACCATCCAGTTGTCGCAGGTAATGTGGCTGCGAACCCGCATCGAATCTTCATCACACCAGACATGGACCTTGAAGCGGGCGACATGACCGCAACCCATGTCGGGTCAGGTAATCACATCACATTCAGACCACACGCACCATTCTGGAAACCTGATACCAACTGGCCAACTGATCCTGACGTGCTGGTTACTGGTGGCACTTCGGCACATATAGCGATGCACCTTGCCTGCTACATGGGTGCGTCACAAATCAATCTTGTCGGCGTTGACCTCGGACTGATTGACGGGCAAGAGAACTTCGCTGGGTATCGCAAGTCGAATGGTTCAATGGATGGTTGGCGTCAACAGTTCGGTGTCGTCGTCAACAAGTTGCGTGAGTTGTATGGAGTAAGATTCTTCAGACTTCAGCCATCACTTGAGTTGTTGGTTGTTGAGTAGGATAGGAATCTATGGCAATCACAAACGGCTATGCCACACGCAACCAGATCAAGGCTGCTCTTCGTATCGGGACTGCCGACAGTCAGGACGATGAACTTCTTGACAACTGTGCCGGAGCGGCGTCACGGCTGATTGACGGTTATGCGAACCGACAGTTCTGGGCTTACGGATCTGCGACGACAAGAGTGTTCACTGCAGCCGATTCATTCGTGTGCGAGATTGACGACATCGCTGGAACTGCAATCACATTGAAAACACAAACCAATGCGGACGGCAACTTTGATGTCACTTGGACTCCAAGCGATTGGCAACTAGAACCAGTCAACGGAATCTTGGACGGACTCACCGTTCCGTTCACACGCATCCGCGCAGTCGGCGATTATCTGTTCCCAACCTTGAATGCGAACTTCGGATCAGAAGCATTGGTGCAACTCACCGCCGTTTACGGTTGGCCGTCTGTGCCTGAGCCGATCACACAAGCTGTGATCATCCAGGCATCAAGAATCTTCAAGCGTTACGATTCACCGCTCGGCGTTGCCGGCTTCGGAGACTTGGGTGCGATACGAGTGACACGCGCACTCGACCCAGACGTCGCACAACTTGTCGAGCCATATCGCCGAATGCGAATGTTCGCATGACCGCAACAGTCACCGAACTTAAAACAGGACTCCAGACACGTCTTGCCACGATCGCAAATCTTCGCGCATTCGCACAGCAACCCGATCAGGTCAACCCGTCGGTCGGCGGTATCGCATGGCCGACCTTAGAGTCAATCACCTATCACGGTGCGATGCGGGCAGGTCTGGTCACACATGTGTTCACGGTCAGTGTCATTGTTGGTCGTGCAGCTGAGCGCACAGCACAGAACTTGATGGACACATATCTGTCTTATGACAGCGGGATTCGTGCAGCAATCGAAGCCGACACAACCCTGGGCGGGTATGCGAAGACTCTGATCGTTGAAGAGGCATCCAACATCTCAACCGTTGACGCGAACGACACGACCTATCTAACGGTTGACTTTCGTGTCGTCGTGTACGCTTAACCTATGGCAAAGTTCCAGGTGGTTGAAGGCTTCACGGTGTTGGGTAAACAATATCCAGCCACTATTGATGGCGCAGATGTTGATCATCTAGACTCTCTACTGCAATCGGGTCGCATTGTCTTGGTCGCAGATAAATCAACCTCGAACGCCGATACGGCAGGAGATAAATAATCATGGCAAAGTTAGTTCTCACAAACTCAGTAGTCACTCTCAACGGTACAGATATTTCAAGTGACGTGGCCGCAATTACTCTAAGCACGACCGCAGCCGAAGTACCAACAACCAGTTTTTCATCTGGTGGGGCGGTAACTCGCGTCGCAGGATTGATTGATAATTCTGTGACTCTCTCACTTCACAACGAATACTCGTCAGTTGAAGGTTTGGTCTATCCGCTTGTTGGATCAACAGCAGTGACCATGGTTATCAAACCAGCAGGAACAGCAGCAGCAGGAACGGCTTCGCCACATTTCACGTTCTCTGTTCTCGTAACGGAGTGGACACCCGTAAACGGCGCGGTGGGCGAGCTAAACACAGCGGACGTAACGTGGCCAATTAGCGGAACGATCACCAAAACAGTCGCATAGTTCTTAACAAAATAATCAGGAGGTAAGAATGAAAATCAATCTAGAAGTCACGACGCTTGACAACGTCACCGTGAAAGCGACCGCACAGTTCGCCGACTTCATCGCATTCGAAACAGAGAAGAATCGTTCC